ATAAGTATCATCATCTTCATTTTTTGTATCTATAAAAATAACTCTACAATTTTCCTTTCCAAATAAATTAATTGAAATCATACACGCAACGGCAGAAGTAACGCCGCCAGACCACCAACATATAATTTTATTATTCATAATTATTCATAATTATTTAATTATTATTACAGTAAACAGTTGCGAAAAGCAACCCTTTACTACACTCAATTTGCCAACGCTTACATACAGTTTGTAACACAGTGTATAATTCAGTTTTTAAGAAAAATAAAAACCGAAATCATACACTAAACTAAAAAGTAAAATAATACCATTTTCCTAACGCCAGGAAAATGGTATTTTTCATTATTCAACTAATCACGCCACTCCTCCACCTCATAATAACAGACAGTTGGCTCAGATTATAGTGTTTTGATATGAAAAATATGGAACACTTGTACTACTTTATTTAAAATCAACACTTTAAATCAATATAATACCCAAGGCATAAAATATATACTATATACATAAAACCCACAACCCTAAAATAAAAAAGCAATTAGTAAAATAACTGCGAGATTAAGTGTTCAATTGTTCAATTGTTCCAACACTATAGATATTATTTATACTATATATTTAATAATTAAGTAGTTAGACTATATATTAAGCCTTTTTTCGCTATTTTTTTACTCGGACTTTCTTGAACAAAAAAAAAGCGTTCCAATATTTTGAGGGGTCGTTCAATAAAGTCCAATAGTATAAATATAGTTAATCTGTTGATAATTAGAATTATGGAACAAACTCGGAACACTTGGAACAAATTCTGTTGGAAAACACATAAATATAAATATCTTTATAATTAAGATAATTATATTCAAAATTTGTATATTTACAAAAAAAAAAAACAATGGCGGCAGATTATTCCATAACCGAACATTTACCAGTTTCTAATCACGTTTACAAATTTTTGGTAAAAAGATGTGGATCTGATGTATTTGTAGCACATCGAAATACATTTATAGGTAATGTTATTTTATCAAGCCTTGGAAAATCAACAGATGTTAGAATTGGAAGCAGTGTAAATTTCACTAAAATTTTTAATGTAGTAATAAAAGATCACTATTATTTGAAGAATGGCGTGCATTTAAGTTTTAAAAATGCCAAAGTCTTTAATAATATGATTGATTTGCTATTCAGGGAAGAAATGTTTGCGCAAATAATAATTTTACACGAAGCAAATAACACAAATTTTGTAGAACTTATTAAAAACTACCTAAAAGCCTATGATATAACGGAAGATGATTTGAAATTAGACACAATATATCGTGATTTCAAGCGAAAAAAAGAAAAATTGCAACAAAAATTAATAGATTAAATACTTTGCGAAGTTTCGCAATATGTCCTTTAAAAACAACACTTTATGATAAGTAAAATATGTAATACAGGTAATGAACATCATATCGATGTGTTTTACAAAATAGCCATTTTTGAAAAAAATGGTGTAGCTAACTTTTCACACTTTATGGATGATGATGATATTTATCAAATATTTGAAACAATACCAGATACAGCTCAGGTATTAATGACAGATCTATTACCACAAAATCTTAATTTTAAAAACAGTACTAAAATAACTAAAAGTGGTATATTACATAACGTAGCGATTGATTTTTTAATAACGCCACAAGATAAAAAATTACAAGATTTATTAGAAACCTACCAAAATAAAGAAATGGTTGTTTTGCTTTCAAAAACCAACACAACACACGTTGTTGGTACAACAATAAATCCGTTATTATTTGTGTACGAACCTGTAAATGATAATAAACCAAATGCCTTAAAAGGCTATAAAATAAAATTAAAAGGTTCTACATTAGGACCAGAACGTATTTTTGATCATATAAACTTCACGGTTTATAATAGAGGTTTGGCATTTACTCTGCCGCAAAATTTATAGTGTCCTTTTGAAAAAGAAGTATTGTACGTAAAATTGTATTCAATTAGTAATTAAATAACTAAAACTGTACAATTTTGACAAAAAATATTTTTTCATTATTAAGCTCTAACTGGATGTTTGCCGAAAACGGCAGTTCTATTTTAATGCCGTACCTATTAGGTTTGGTTAAAGGTGACTTAAATAATGTTGAAGGAACTTTATCAGAAACTACATTTGCCTTTTTATCTAAAACAGGAATATCTTCATCAGTAAATGCTTCAACTATCCATCCAGATAGTGTTGCTGTTTTAAACATTCATCATCCTATATTTAAGTATGATCAAAGTTGTGGTCCTAAAGGAACGCAAACTATTATGTCAATATTAGAAGATTGGAAAACCGAAGATAACATTAAAGGTGTTATCTTAGATTTTAACTCTGGTGGCGGACAAGTATCAGGAACTCCAGAACTTGCCGAATATGTTAGTAATTATTCAAAGCCTATTGTTTCCTATACAAATGATGTTGTTGGTTCTGCTGCTTATTACATCGCATCAGGAGCTGATTATTTTATAGCAAATAAACACGCAGATTATATAGGTAGTATTGGTGTGATGATGCATTCTGTTAATATGGAAGGTGTTTTGCTTAAAGCAGGCGCTACTATTAATGAATTGTATTCCGAACTTTCACCAGATAAAAATAAAGCTTCGCGTGATTTAAAAGAAGGTAATTCAAAAACGTTTATAAAGGAATTTTTAAATCCGTTAGCAACCGATTTTCATACCGATACCAAAAAATACAGACCTAGCATTTCAGAAAAAGCCTTAAAAGGTGGCGTATTTAGACCTAAAGAAGCATTATCCGAAGGTTTAATTGATGAAATAGGAACAATGCAAACTGCAATTGATAAAGTATTTGAATTGTCAGCTAAAAATTTTCAACCAAAAAAAACAAAAATGTCATACAAAAAAATTGAAGCAGCCATTGGAGCTGAATTTGAGGCTTCTGAAATAAAAGATGGAATTCTTTTATCAGAAAATCAAGCAAAAAAAGTAGATGAAACATTAGCTGCTTTAGAAATATCTGCAAAAACTGAAACCGATAAAGCTGAAGCATTAGGTTCTCAATTGGCAGATTTAAACACAGTCAACACTACTATTGTAGATGAAGTGAATACTTCGTTAAAATTAGAAGGTGATGCAAAAGTAACCGATGTAAAAGGTGCTATTGAAGCATTGAATACAGAAATTTCTAACCTTAATGCTGGTCCTGGTGATGTGCATACAACTGGAAAGAAAATAGAAGAAGAAAATCACGGAATGCCTGAGTATGTAAATACTTCTAGTTCCATTTATAACCCAAAATCCTAAATTAAAAACCTATTATGCAAATAGAAGACGTAAAAAAAGAATTAGACCAACATTTAGCAGCTAATCCAAAATTAGTTCCTGTAATGATCCATCAAGCAGAAGTTGTTTTGGACAAACATTGTAAGATAATTACAAAAGTTAAAGGTCACTATCCATCAGCGCACACAATCTTAGGACATTTAGTGCAAGGATTTAAAACTGTATGGCAAGAATTAGGTGAGTTAGAAATTAAAAGTAAAATTTTAAAAAACTACCACCAAAAAGTAAACTTTGGAATTGTTCCTGCGGAGATTTTACCATCTTATTATGCAGAATACTATGATGAAGAAAAAGAAATGGTAACAATGCCTATTTCTAAGTACATCTTAGAACAAGAATTACCACCACAAATTCAGGATGATTTAAGCGAATTGTCTATTAATGGTGAATTTGATGCGGCAGCTGCGGATGGTCAATTTGGAAAATCATTAGATGGTATTAAAAAAATCACTGCTAACATTTTGGCAGATGCATCACATCCAGCATTTAGAATTCCTTTAAATACTTTATCAGATACTAATATTGTAAATGAAGTAACTGATTTTGAAAGAAAATTACCTTCAAAAATGAAGCGTAAAGTGAAAAAGATTTTTATGAGTGAAAATAACGTTGAACGTTACATTTTACAATATGAAGATCAATTTGGTCAAAACAAATTTCAAAATGATGTTTTAAAAACTCGTTTAGGAAAACGTGAAATCGTAATGTTACCAGGATTAGATGATGATTTAATTTTCGCAACAATTGAAGGTAATTTGGTTAAGTTAATTGATAAAATTGACAACCCACCAAAAGTAACGTCAATACAAATCCAAGATTATAAAGTGAAAATCTTTATGGAATTTTGGTTAGGTTATGACTTTATGATTAATGAATTAGTATATATTGCTAATTACGCTGATGCTACTTATGGTTTAGGAAATACCAATAAAAATCAAAAGTATTATGATTTTGATGGTGTAACAATTTAATCTTTTTAAAAAAAAAACCAATGGCAAAGAATCCAAAAAAAACCGATAAAACACCAACTACTCCTTTAGAAGGTGCTTTATCTGATATTTCTTTAGCTTTTGCATCTGTAAAAGCTAAAGAAGTAGCAGATGCAAAAGCTAAAGAAGTAGCAGATGCAAAAGCTAAAGAAGTAGCAGATGCAAAAGC